CCGATCTTGAACGTGACGGCGGTCTGCGCCTTGGGTGCCTGCACCTCTCCCCAGCGGCCCGGTCGCAGCTTGGCGGCAATCCACTTGCGGGTGTCGATGCGCAGTCGAGCGGCCTGTACGGCCTCGATGCTGCCCCCGTTGGCGGCCACCTCGTCGGCGATGTCGCACATCTCGTCGGCCAGACTGTCGGCACGGTCTTCGTGTGCGCGTGCGTAGCGTTGCTGGAAGTCGGGCCGCTCCCGCATCCACCGGTAGACCGTCTGGGCTTCCATGCCGTGGATCTTGCAGAAGCTCCGCAGGCTGTTCCCCTGCGCTATCCATGTGCAGAGTTCGTCTGCCCTCTCGTCTGTGTAGGAACTGGGTCTCCCCATGATTCCCTTCTGTCGGGACTCCTGCAGTGCCTTGTAGGCTGCCTGCTCTCTCTCCCGTTCGATGGACAACTCCTGCTGCTGGATAGCGTCCTTCCGCTCCCTTGCGGCGCGGCGTTTTTCCTCACGCTTAGTCTGGCTCATGCCTCCATCACTCACCGCTTGCCTCGCTTCGCTGTCTTAGCGGCCTTCCGGAAGTCTGCGGCACTAGGTGCGCCCTTCGTTCCGGGCTTGCGCATCGACTCGCCGCTTCCTGCGGCAATGCGGCGGCGCTTTTTCCAGATGTTCTCGTAGAGACCGGGCATCAGCGCTTGCCGTAGTCCTGCTTCGAGCGGTAACCGCCACAGCCGCTGCCGACCATACCGCCGTGCTTCATGCCGTACTCAGCGGCCTCAGCGGCGACTACGCCCTTTGGGGCACCGCCACGCTTCAGCGCTCGCATTTCCGCACGAGCGTGCTTCGAGCCGTGCTTTTTGCCGTGCATTTTGCCCTTCATCATCTCAAGACTCCTATTTTCCTAGGGGAAATCACTTATTTCGACATTTGTCAGAAACAAGTGTTGACAACAACTGTTGTCGCATGTTCAGATACTCACCACTGGCCTCCCAGACGGGCCAAGCCGCTAGGTGAAAAACAAAGGTTCTGGTGCCGGGATGGGCGAGCAGCAGCCCCGGCGGCTCCGAAGGGAGTCCGGCCTAAAGCAGACCAGTATCTGCCCAACGTACCGGGAAACTTGACTCAGTAGAGCGTCTTCGATGAGGGCGCTGCACTGAGTCACAACTGTCAACAACAACACTGGAGACGAAAATGAAGCTTTCAAACGTACTGTTCTGGGGATCGCTTCTCATGCTGTCCCTTACCGGCTTGATCCTGTTCGCTGGCGACTCTTCTGACCCGATATGGGGACAGGCGCTGTTCGCAGGATTCTTCGCAGCCGTCTTTTGCAGCGTTGCTGGAGCCGCAGTCGATGCGGCTGGCCACTGAGGTCTATATGAACTACGCCAATCATTACGGATACAGCGATGTGAACCCTTTCGAGATCGTGCGGCGCGTGAGCGATCGCACCCTCGAAATCCGGGCCATGAAGGCTGAGCGAGACCCCTCGTGGAAGCCTGACTTTGTCCCCGGCGGCTTCTGCGGCACGGTGGTCAACCAGAGCAGCCAGCAGTGGCTGATCGAGAGCGACCCTGCCGGCCACGTTGTCCGCATCCGGCTGGGCAAGCATGGCTGGAAGGATGCGCAGGGCAGGCGATTCGCCCTGTCCGACGAACCCGTTAAGTTCTACGACTACAACTTCTGACTGGAGGCTATATGCAGATCGTCGACCAACTTGGTGCGCTCAATGCGCAAATCTCCGCCCTCAGCGAGCAGGCTGAGGCCATCAAGAAAATCCTGCGCCAGTCTGGTGCAGGTGAGTATCGCGGCGAAGTCTTCCGCGCTGTCGTGTCGGAGCGGTCATCGAGCCGCATCGATTCGACGAAGGTGCGCAAGATCTTGACCGACGAGCAACTCGCCGAAGTCGTGTCCGAAGTGCGCTCCACCAGCGTCTCGCTGTTCGACCTGTAACGAGGAGGTGAGTGATGAAACTGATCAAACTGCCGCCACGAACCAAATTCGCTGGCTTCGATTACGCCAAAAACGCTCAGGTCGAGATGACCGGCAAGGACTGGCACAAGTACGCTGCCGTGGCTGAATTCAAACTCAGCCGTGACCGCGACAATCGTGACGCGACGAGCGGTCGCGGTCATGAAGTTTGGGGGGTGAAGTGATGGACGCCATCCTGTTCTACGCCGTACGCATGTGGCTGCTGGTAGTAATGCTGGTCGCCGCCTACCTGATTGCAACCTACGAGGAGGGTTGAAAATGAAACTTCGCGAATCACAGCGAAGCAAACTTGCTGAGCGCATTTGCGCAAAGTGGATTGCTCGCCGAAAAACGCGAATTCGCAGACCGAAAGTGTACTTAATTGTTCACCCGACCAGAGGGTCTTCGGTCTGGGGCTGGTGCCACCACGACAACCAGCCGTTCATTACGCTGCACACTGGGCCAGCCGCAAACCGGCGAGACGTTTACATTCTGCTGGCGCACGAGTTTGCGCACACGCTCGAATGGCAACTATTCGGAAAGTTTCGCCGCCGAAGAGAGAGGCCGCATGGGGAGCAATTTCAGCGGCTACTTTGGAACACTGTTCCTCGCGGCCTTTGGAAACGCGCAAGCCAAGGTCGCTGGGCGGTAGGCAGAGCAGCCCATCGACCGAAATTTCAACCTGACTGACGAAAGCATTTTGGAGGCTTTATGAAGCACGAAAACCAAGAAGTCGATCGGATCATCGAGCGACTGCACAAGTACATCGAGCAGGCATCGAAAGATGGCTACGTGGTGTCTGAGTCCTGCGTCCGGTCACAGATCGCGTACGTGTACCAACTGGGCCACTTCGATGGCCGGATCAAGGGCATCAAGGAGATGTCCCGATAGACCGAAACAGGCTCGCCGTGAGGCGTCCCTGTCGCAGCGTGATGCGCTGCCTGACGATGGTCAGACAATCAACAACAACTGTGAGGCTCCCATGATCAACCAAATGTCCAAGTCCCAACTCGTCGAGTTGGTTCGCCGGGTGTCCGGCTCCGCTGGCGACTACGCTCGCAAGTCCAAGCAGGACTTCATCGAGCAAGTGGCCGCTCTGCCGCAGGAGAAGGTCGCTGAGGCGATTTCATCGATGGGCCTGATCTCAGGCTCCCTCGCACCGATCGCGGCTCCTGCGCCTTCTGCGGCGGTCGAGGTGCCCAAGGTCGAGGTGGTCGCTCGCAAGTCGCTGCGCGAGGTCTTCGGCATTCGTGGCAAGCACGGTGCGTACGAGGTCGATGTCTACAACGACCCTGCAGCGCCGTCGCTCGACCCGCTGTACAAGTTCGACGCCGACCAACTGTTCGCGGCTGTGACGGCTGTTGCTCGTGGCCGCAACGTGTGGCTGGCTGGCCCTGCAGGCACCGGCAAGACGGAGTTCGTGCGCAACCTGTGCGCTGGCCTTGGTCGCGCCTTCGTCCGCGTGTCATTCGACAGCGGTGCTGAGCGGTACGAGTTCATCGGTGGCGAGCGCGTGAAGAACGGCTCGACCGTCTACCAGCACGGCATCATCCTGCGCGGCTTCGTGCGGCCCGGTGCAGTCATCCTGCTCGACGAAGTGTCGTTCGCTCGCCCTGAGTATCTGTCGGCACTTCACGCTCCGCTGGAGCCGGAAGGCGTGGTCACGGTGCCTGAGACGGGCGAAGTGATTCGCAAGGCTCCGGGTGTCGTGTTCTTCGCTGCGGACAACTCGAACGGTCGCGGCGACTACACCGGCATGTACGTCGGTGTGCGTGAGATGAACGTGGCGTTCGTGAACCGCTTCGCTCGCACGATCGAGTTCACCTACCTCAAGGCTGCGGACGAGGCGGTGGTCATCTCGAACCGCGCTGGCGTCCACGTCAACCTCGCGACCTTGATCGTCCGCATGCTCGATGTGATGCGACAGGCTGGTCAGTCTAGCCAACTCGATCACATCCCGACTCTGCGCGAGGCGTTCTATCTCGCTGAGGCGCTGGCCGACAAGGTGCCGCCGCGCATGGCGTTCGAGCAGACGATGGTCAATCGAGCATCGCCTGAGTCGCGTGAAGTGCTGCAGCAGATCTGGAAAGCGAACATGTCCGACGCTGTCATCGAGGCCGCGCTCGCTGGCTTGGCTATCCCTGAGCCTGCTGCGCAGCCTGAAGAAAACAACCCGCCTGAAGTGGCGTGAGGAGGCAACATGCAAAAGATTAAATCGGCAACCATCAAGGCCGCCGCACTTGTTCACTCGCAGAAGCAACTGCGAGCGCTGCTTGGCAGCAATGCGGTGTTCGCAGGCGCTGGCAACGTCACATTCGCAGGCGAGATCGCCTTCGCTCAGTGGACGAACACCACCGACGGCAGGGTGATGACCTATCGCATCAACTACCCTGCAATGCCGGACAACTCGTTCGTGTCGCGTCACGAGGCCGACCTGATCTCTGCGTACACCAACCACGAGATCGGGCACATTGCCTACACGAACCACAGCAGCCTGCTGGCCTACTCCGCGCCGCAGTATTCTCTGCTGCGGAATCTGTGGAACGGAATCGAGGACGGTCGCATCGAGCATGCGGTGATTGCATCCGCTCGCGCCAACGGTGCGCGGTCTGGATTCAAGCGCCTCATGTCGCACTACACGTCGAGGCTCGATGAGAAGTTCAACCCGACGTCGATCAACAATGCGCCCTTCGCGCTCGCGTTGATCTGCCGTGCTGCACTGGGCGATGGCAACGGATTCGCGAAGACTCTGCTCGATCGAATCCCTGAGCCGAAGCGCAGCCTGTACAAGGCTGTTGCCGACGCGATGCCCAGCCTGTCGCTGGATCGTGACGGCACCGGTCAGGCGCTGGGTCTGGCGATGAAGTTCCT